CAGCCGATAGCGTCGACCTGAACGCCGCCCGGGCCCTTTGCATGCGCCGGCTCCCGGACGGAACAATCGACCCGCGCATCTACACGCGCTCCATGTACTGGCTACCGGAGTCGGTAATGGAGGAATGGGCCAACAAGGGCAACCGGCGCGAGCGTGACAGCGTGCCCTACACCCTCTGGGAGCAGAGGGGCCTTCTGCGCACGTACTCCGGCAACAAGGTCAACAAGAGCGTCTTCCTGGACTGGTTCCGGGAGCTTCGAGACGACGACGACCTGTACATACACGCGATCGGCTACGACCCCTGGCACATCGACGACTCGCTGCTCGCTGAGTTCGAAGCGGAGTTCGGCAAGGGGGCGATGATCAAAGTCCGGCAGGGCGTGGCCACCATGTCGGGCCCGCTGAAGGATCTCAAGGCGGACATGCAGGCCAACCGCATCGTCGACAACGGCAACCCGATCGACATGTGGTGCGCGAGCAACGCGGAAGTCAAGGTCGACATCAACAACGAGATCCAGCTCGTCAAGGCCGGTGATCCGCGGAAGCGCATAGACGGCCTGGTGGCGCTCGCCTGTGGATACATCGCCCTGCAAGCCAAGCGCGAGGATTACCTGAATCTGATCTGAGGAGGGTTATGGGTCTTTTCGAAAAGATCTTCAGGCCCCGAGAGGCCCAGGTGGGCGAGCAGGCCAGCACGTACTTCAAGACGCTCTCCGCCTATACCCCGGCCTTCACCACACGCCAGGGCAGCATCTACGAGATGGATCTCACCCGGGCGTGCATCCACGCCATCGCCACGCACTGCTCCAAGCTAAAGCCTGAGGTCATCGGCAGCGCGCGTCCGGCGCTCAAGGGCGTGCTCGCGGTCGCGGCCAACGAATACATGAACACGGCCCAGTTTCTCTACCGTCTGCGGACGATTCTCGAGGCGGACACGACGGCTTTCATCATCCCGCTGACTGACCCGACAGGGAATATCGTCACTGGCTACTGGCCGATGCTCTCTTCGATCTGCTCTGTCGTGGAGTTCGAATCGAAACCCTGGCTCCGTTACCAGTTCCCAGACGGGAAGAAGGCGGCCATCGAGTTCTCGCGTGTGGGAGTGCTGACCAAGTACCAATACACCGATGACTTCTTCGGTGGTGGAAACGCTCCGCTTAACTCCATCCTGGACGTGCTTGACATGCAGGACCAGGCGATGCAGGACGCGATCCTACAGTCGGCGAACATCCGATTTCTCGCGCGGCTCTCTCAAACGCTGCGGCCGGAGGACATCACCAAGGAGCGGGACCGCTTCGCCGCCGACAACCTCTCGGCCGACAACAAGTCAGGCGTCATGATGTTCGACGCCAAGTACGCGGACGTCAAGCAGATTGAGGCCAAGCCCTGGCTGATCGACGCTGAGCAGATGGTCTTGATCAAGGACAACGTCTTCAGCTACTTCGGCGTCAACGAGAATATCTTGCAAAATAGCTTCGACGAGAACGAGTGGAACGCATTCTACGAGGGCTGCATCGAGCCCTTCGCGCTGGCCGTGAGTTTGGAAATGACCAGGATGACGTTCACGCAGCGCGAGATTGCCACTCGCAACGCCATCATGTTCAGCTCGAACCGGCTGCAGTATGCGGCGAACACCACCAAGGTGAGCGTGGTCACCCAGCTGGTGGACCGCGGGCTCATGTCGAACTTCCAGGCGGCTGAGACTTTCAACCTACCCGCGCCTCCCGGCGAAGAACGTTGGGTCATCCGAGGCGAGTACATCGACATCGCCAGCCTCCCGACGAACACCGTCGAGAACGCGCGCACCTACATCACGCCGAACGGCGGGAACGGCGCGACGCCGACCCCGGCCGCGGCGATGGCCCAACTCGAGCCCCTCATCCGCGATGCCACGGGGTGGATTCAGCGCCGGCGCGAGTCTGATGAGAAACGCGGCCTACCCCTCTCGAAGACGCTCGCCATCGCTGCCGGCAAGCTCGAACCTCTAGCCGAGGCTCACCGTGTTGCCGGCCTGGACTTCGACTCCGATCGATTCGTCGCCGACACGCTCGGCCTGCAACCGGAGGTAACGACATGAAGAGCAGGTGGTACGAGTTCCGCGCACAGGCGCAGGGTAAGGCAGAGATCTGGATCTACGAGGACATCGGCGAGGGCTTCTGGGGAGACGGCGTCGCGGCTAAGACGTTCGTCCCTGAGCTGAACGCCATCACGGCCGCTCAGATCGACCTACACATCAACTGTTTCGGTGGCAATGTCTTCGACGGCGTCGCGATCTACAACGCGCTCCAGCGCCATCCGGCGCGCGTGACCAGCTACGTCGACGCTATCGCCGCCTCCATCGCCTCGGTCGTGGCTCTGGCCGGCGACGAAGTGATTATGCCCTCGAACGCCATGATGATGATCCATAACCCGATGGGGACGGTCATGCGCGGCGACGAGTCTGCCATGAGACGTGCGGCCGACGCGCTCGGGCAACTCCGCGAGGCCATGCTCAACGTCTACGAAGCGCACTCGACGAAGACCCGTGAGGAGCTTGGGGCGGCGATGGATGCGGAGACGTGGCTCTCGGCGGACCTCGCGCAGGAGTTCGGGTTCATTCTAGAGCCGGCCGAGCCCCTTGACATCGCTGCCTCTCTGCGGCCGGCCGACCTTTCCCTTTTCCGAAACGTTCCTGCGGCGCTTCTGGCCGCGAACGCGAGCAGGACGCCGCGAGGACCAGAGCCTCCGGCGGAAGACGTCGCAACCAGAGTGCGGCGGCTGGATCTGCTCACCCGTCTGTAAACAGTTCCCCTCACAAGAAAGGCAGGGCATACATCATGCTTATCGAAGAAATCAACGCCCGGATCGACGAGATCCGGGCGTTGCTCCAGCAGCCGGAGGCGGACCTCGGCGCTCTCGAGTCCGAGATTACCGCTCTGACCGCCGAACGGGGTCAGATCCAGGCGGCAGCCGAGCAGCGCGGCCGTCTCATCGAAGCCGTCGCTGAGGGCAACCTCCCGGTGATCCGGCAGTTCCCGGCCCCGGGCGTGCGGCAGACTCATCAGCAGACGTTCGACGCGAGCTCACCCGAGTTCAAAGCGGGTTGGCTCAAGATGATGGCTCGCCGCCCGGACACTGGAGAGTGGAGGCTGGGCCAGCTCTCCGAGATCGAGAACACGGCCTACACGTACACGACCGCCGTCACCGCTGTCATCCCAACCGGCATTCAGCTGGGCATCGTCGAGATGATCTCGAAGCGGTACGCCCTACTCGCCGACCTGAACCCGACCAACTTCGGTGGCGCGGTCGAATTCCAGCAGGCGACGGTGATCGCGGCTGGCAAGGCCGACACCACCAACGAGAACGTGGCCAACGCGAACGACCTGAATATCACCTTCGTCAAGCAGACGATGAGCGGCGAGGAGATCAAAGGCCAGGTCAAGATCGGCCACAAGATGCAGATTCAGTCCATCGACGGCTTCGAGGCGTGGCTCGTCGCCGAGCTCTCTCGCGAGATGGGCGAGGAGATGAACCGGAACGCCTTTGCGGCTATCGATGCCGACAAGGATGCGGCCGACATCCCCTGCACCGGACTGGACGACGGCGACATCCGCGGCGGTTTTGCATCGATGGCCGGGGGCCTCGGTGCCGCGCGGGTCTACGCGAACAACTTCACGATCTGGACGTATATCACTCCGATCGTGGATGAGAACGGGCAGCGCATGTTCATCCCCTCCACGATGGACAGCGACCCGCTCACCAAGGGCCGGGTCTACGGCGCCCCAGTGCGTTGGGATGAGACCCTCGCGGACGGCGAGATCTACATCGGCTACCCCGAGCAGATCAAGGCCAATATGTTCGAGGCTCCGAACGTGCTCTCCGACATGCCCGACGTGACCACCCGCGAGGTTGTCTACGGCGGCTACGCTCTCTTCCAGGCGAAGCTCGCGGATACCCGCGCCTTTGTGAAGCTCGAAGTCTCAGCAGTCAGCTAAGTAGCTCCAGTTGACTCAAACCATCGACCAGAGTGGAGCCGGGTCCGCGCCCGGCTCCCTCTCTACCTCCCTAGCCAACATCCTCACCGAAACCGTCTGCCTCGAGCGTGACGCGCTCGACCGGGAGACGGCTCATGCTCTGGACCGGCTTCTCTCGCGCCTGGCCTCCGTCGAGCGGTACCGGATCATCCGAAAGTACGCGCGGGGCCGGGTGGCGGATGCCGCCTGTGGCACTGGGTACGGCTCTTGGATCCTCTCCAAGTGCCCGGCCGTTCAACAGGTGGTCGGCTTCGACGTGAGTTGGCCGGCTGTCGCACAGGCGCGTGAGGAGTTCCCGGAGTGCGTATTCCACGTCGCCGATTTCGCGACAGAGGACTTCGCCGCGGAGCTCAGGCACTACAGGCCCGACACCGTCGTCTCGGTCGAGACCATCGAACACATGCGGGACCCCGAGGCATTCGTCGCGATCGTGCTCGCCTCCGGTGCGTCGCGCTTCGTCGTGACGTTCCCGAGCTTTGAGACGGTCGGCTTCAATCCGTACCATCTGCGGGACTGGACACTTTCGGAGATAAATGCCCTGGTGGGCCAGGAACCGGCCGTCGCTTTTGTGATCGATGATGCGGTGCAACTGGCGGTGTACGACCTGTGAGGGTGTCGGCTTGGTGCTCTCGAATTCCCTACCTGGACCATCTACGGCCGATCTGGCGGGCGCTGCCAGAGCACGTGAAGGGCGCTGTCTACGTGCATCGGTCTCAGCGCGACTATGCCCGCGACATAGGATTCGAGCCCGAGGGATGCGAGGACTACGCCGGCGGAGACGATCTCTTGATTGCCTTCTCACGGTCGGAGTTCCAGCGAATTCCGCAGGGCGTCCCCGTGGTGTTCGTGGAGCACGGCGCTGGGGCGAACTACAACGGGGGCTCGCACATCGTGGCCCTTCATCGTAGCTATATGCCACCCGTTGCGGCGGTGCTTACGACGCCGGCGCAGGAGGCCATCCACCGGCGGGCGTTCGGGAAGCGAGTGCATGCGGTCGGATGCCCGAAGCAGGATGAGTGGGCGGGCTACAAGCACAAGCGGACCCAGCCTCCAGTAGTCGCCTTCTCCCATCACTGGAACCAAAAGGAGCATCCGGAGACCCGCTCCGCATGGCCGTGGGACGCAGAGGCTTGGGAGGATGTCATCACCTCCGGCCGCTACCAGGTGATCGGACACAAGCACCCGGGAGACACTCGAGACGTCGAGGGCTGGTGCAGCCAACGCGGCGTCGAGTTCGTGGCTCGCTTTAACGAGGTCATGCGGCGAGCCGATGTCTTCGTGGCCGACAACTCCTCGACTCTGTACGAGTTCGCCGCCACAGGCCGGCCGGTCGTAGTTCTGTCTCCGCCCTGGTACGGCCGCGACGTGGACCACGGGACGCGGTTCTGGGCGAATGTGCCGGGAGTAGAGTGCGCTATCGCCGAGCATTTGGGGGCCTGCATTGCCGAGGCTTTGGCCGACGTGCCGGCGCGCAAGGCGCTCCGGGCCCGAGCGGTTGAGGCTGTGTATGGACCGATGGACGGGCGGGCCGCCGAACGCAGCGCTCAGATAATCGCGTCGCTTGAGGGCGTGAAGGCCGCTGATCTGCCCGTGGTCCGGAATATGGGTCCGACGCCCAAGGGCAGGCTGCGTTACCCCGTCACGCTGGCGGTCGATTGCCAGCTCGGCGGTAAGAGGTATCCCAAGGGCGCGCGCGTCCATCGCGACGTGGCAGTAGCCCTCAAGGCGGCGGGGCAGCTCACAGACCCGCGTATCGTGTAGGGAGGCGGCATGGCTCTGATCGACGACGTAAAGACGGCGCTTCGCATCACGAGCTCCGCCTTCGATAGCGAGATCAACGACATCATCGCCGCCGCCAAGGACGACCTGCTTCTCTCCGGCATCGACTCGGGCGCTCTTGAGTCACCGGACCCCCTGGTCAAACGCGCCATCCTGCTCTACTGCAAAGCCGGGTTCGGGCTCGACAACCCCGACAGCGAGAAGTACATGGCCTCTTTCCGCAGTCTGGAGACACATCTCGCCCTCTCTACCGAGTACCAGGGGGCGGAGGATGTGTCGTGAGATTCGACAAAGTCATCGAGCTCGTGGCGCTCACCTACGTGACGGACGCCATCGGCCAAGACAAAGCCGTCCCCACTTCGCGTCAGATCTACGCGAACGAGTTCTACCTGTCGGCCGGCGAGTTCTACACCGCGGGCGCGCAGGGCCTGAAGCCCGAGCGCCAGTACCAGGTGCGCGCGGTCGACTACCAGGACGAGCCGCTGCTGGTGGCTGACGGCGTCGAGTTCGCGGTCATCCGCGTCGACCGCCGGGGTGAGTGGACGCGACTCACCTGTCAGCGCAACGTGGCCAACACGACGGAGGTGGTCAGCTGATGGCCAGAACGATCGGCGGCGAGGACGTGGGTAAGGCCATCGCAGACGCGCTGCGGGACTACACCGAGGAGGTATCCGAGGCCATCCGGAAGGAGGTGGACGAGGCGGCGACGGACATCAAGCGGGCCATAGAGACGACCGCCCCGGCGGACACTGGGAAATATCGCAAGGGGTGGCGGATCCACAAGCGGGACAGCAAAGGGGTTACGAGCCGGACCGTTCACAACGCCAAGGTCCCCGGACTGCCTCACCTGCTCGAGCACGGGCACGCCAAGCGCGGCGGAG